GTTAAATACGTCTTTTAAATCTTTAGATATTGCCTGAATGCTTTGATCGTTTCGAGCATCATCAGTACCTAATAATTGTTTTAAAGCTTTAACAGCTTTTGACATTTGTTTTAAAGAATCACCAAATGAAGCTAATTTAATAACTTTATGGCCTACAGACCCCGTTTCTGGGTTTATTTCGTCTGTTTTAAAATATGTTTTTAAATCATCTGAAAAAAAATCTGTATCTTTTACAGGGCCATATCTATCCTCTAAACGTTTAAGTAAAGATGGATCAATATCCTTAGGTTTAAGGGTAGCTTCGTTTAATGTATACTTATAATTAGCCATTTGCTTTCTGTAGTTCTTCAACAAGTGAGTAATATTGCAACAGATTGATTAAATGGTCATCATTAATTTTAGTACTTTTTCCTGCTTCTTCTAATAAACCAGATACGCTATCAATTTTAATTTGAATCGCTTTATCAGATACATTTTTATTTAATTCTAAAAGAATTGATTTAATATCAGCAATTTTAGAATTGTAAAAGTTCCTTAAAGCTGGGGTTGAATCTACTGAGTTGATAAATTCTTTAAGTACTTGTTTTTGGTTAGTACTTAAATTATCATATTTACCATTAAATCTTTCTAACAAAATACGATATGTTAAGATACGGAGGTCTTTATCGTATGATTTGAATTCTTCAATAACACTATTTTTAACTTCTTCTTTATTTACTTCTTTAGATGTCAAATGTTCTAAAAGAGTAACTTTATGGTTAATAATGTGTGAAGGGTTAACCAATTTATCTTGGTTATAAATTTCCATCAATAAATAAAAAGAAGCTTGTACCTTATAATGTGGTAATTGAGTTTTAAAAAACTCATCTAAATTATAATACTTTTTAATTTCGTTAATTAAATTATATTTTTCTCTTTTTAAAGAAGATTTATTTAATTTTTTAGAAGTTTCTAAAACTGTATTGATAGTAATTTCAGCCTTGCCTTCGGTTAATCCTACTTTTTGAAGTAAGGTTTCGTATAATTTGTATTCTTTGGATAATTCAGTTTTCACAAAGTATTTCTTCATGATATTTGTAGCTGGTGAAGGTTTACCAGACAAGGTATCAGCTGTGATTTGTCTAACCAACAGCTCGAAAAGAATACCCGTGTTTTTGTATTTTGAATGTTTCAATTTCATTCCCCTAGGGTTTTATTATAAATATATCAGGATTTTTGTTCCTTTAAATTATTTTCATCTAGTAACGATTCGCCTTTTTTAGCACTCTCAAATACTAACTTTTTAGTATTCATAGGAATTTTACTTAGCATTGATTCTAGTGCTAAAGGGGAACCACCTTTAAAATTATTTTTAAGGGAATTTGATGCATTATAGTCATTTTTCATACCTTTAGCACCTAATCTATCCTTACCAAAATTATCATCTTGAGTATTTCTCTTAGATGCTTTTTCTTTAGGACGACCTAATTTGGGATCGATTGTACCTTCATCATACCCCGGGGGAACATTTGCTGGGTCTGAATCATATCTACCCTTACCATACATGGAAGCAAGATCATGAGGGGTACCATATGATTTACCAGTTTCCAGAGGATCATTACCTTCATTTTCAATTTGAGATAAACGGAATTGACGTTTAGTATCTTCAAAGATAAGATCTCTGTACTCATCGTATTCGTTTTCACTAAATCTAAAGATATTATCATAGATCCAATCTGTTGGTAATAACTTAGTTTCCATTAATTGTTGAGCTAAGTCTACTTTTTCTTTCATCAATGCAATACGTTCTTGGTCGTAGATAATTGATGGGGTAGTTAAACTTAATTCAAAATTCGATAATTGTTCTCCAGTGTATCCTTGAGTATACAAGTGAACCGTTGCTATCTTATATAATTCTGAAACTATAATGCGTTGAATACGGTCAATTGTGCGACCAAAACGAATATCCTCAGCTGCTAGTGTAGCTTTACCATCGGTAGTTTCATCATACCCCAAAAATGCTTTTGGAATTTTTAAGGCAGCAAATAATTTATCTCTTAGATATTCAACATCCTGAATACCATCATAGTTCAAACCTGGTGTTGTGTCAATCTTAGTTGCTGAATCATTTCCACGAACTGGGATGAAGAAATCTTCAAGCATGTTCTGCATGTTAAATCTAAGGTTGTAATCTCCGGTCTGTTGGTCAATATATGGAGTACGTTTCATTTTGGAGACTGTTTTTTCCATAAATGCATCTACCTCATTTGGTGGGATACCTCCAACATTAATATAATAAACACGTTTTTCGGGGGCACGGACAATTCTATGAACTAACATAGCATCCTCCATCAAAATATATTGCTTAAATAATTTACGAGCTGGTTCAATATAAGAACGACCATAAGGGAGGTAATTAGCATCTGTTAATAGACGGAAATGAGCCATTTCGTAATTATCAAAAATTACATAATTTCCAGTTCCAGTTACACCAGCACCACCCATTAAACCACCAAAGTAACCCCCGTAAGAGCTTTCTCCAGCTAAACCATCGGGGTCAAATTGGAATTTTACTTCACTTGGATTTTCAGGATTGGTTCCTTCTAATCTTGTAATATTATATGCTGTGTAAGGAATAACATTATAAACACCATACTTTTCAGCAATTTCTAATTTTAGGAAGAAATCACCATACTTACACATCTGTCTAACCCACATCCATAAATTAAATTCTACATTTAAAACATCATAGAATAAGTTATAGAGGATTTGTTGAATATCTTCATCCGTAGATTTAATACGAAGTACTTCATTCATGTCATCTTTTAAAGTACTTTCATCAGCAATAATATCAAGAGCTGAAGCAATGATAGCATCTGTATCCATCGCTTCATAATCACTATAAAGTTGAACTCTTAATGTTTGGTAATTAAGGTTAGGGTTAAAAATTGGTGCTGCCCCTGTTGTGTAAAGTCTAGAAAACCTGTCAACCAATGAATTAGTCTCAATTTTACCAGTCTGTTGAATTGAATTAGTATCAATTACTTTAAGTTGATTACCTCCTACATTTCGGATGATGACATCCGTAGAAAATAATCTTTTAAGTCTTGTAAATACGCTAGTATCCGCCATTGGTGTGTTTTGTTATTATTATAAATATTATAAAAGCCAGCTAATGTCCTCTTTGCCGCCGTAAGGATTGTCTATCTTGTATGGGTTTTTAAAATCATTACGAGAATATACACCAGTATAGTTGGTAGTTGTTTTACTCATAGCGTTTAATGAGGCTTTTGTTAAATCAATCCCTTGTTGTCTAAATTTAAAAGCTGTATCTCTCATAAACATAGCAATAGAGAATGCCATAACCAAGTCATCGTTATACCCTATTTGAGACTCAGCCCTTCCATTCTTCCAGATAAATACTTTCATTTCTCCTATTAATCTTTTGGATTGTATTGTAACTCCTTTATCACTAATGTATTCTTGAAATTTACCAATAGCCATTGGTCGTGTTCTTGAAGACATTGTAAAACCAGGGGTCATTCTACTTGTATCCATGTAAGAGTCAAAGTACGAATCGGATGTTATTTCTCCACTCTTAGGTGAGTAATATAGGTTAGGATAATTTCTATCAATAGCTACTTGAATACTTGCCCACCCAATATTAGCATTTTCAATTACAAGAAGGGCCTGGTTGTATTCTGTAGCAATTCCTACTAATAAATGTCCATATTCTTTAGTACCAATTTGCCCCTTATATTCAGCAACTTGCGTATTTGATTCAATATCAATTACATGGAAGGCCGAATAATCTTTACCATCACCACGAGCAACATCAGCTACAACCATGTATGTTCTAGAATAATCAGCAGGTTCCCAAACCCATAAGTTTTGGTCAGCTCCACGTTTTTCTAAAGGTTCTTTAACATATGTTTGTTCGTAAAAATCTATATATTCGGGATAAAAAACAATATCACCTGAGGTGCTAAAATCACAGTCACATTCTTGGGCTGCCATTCTAGGGTCACCTAACAATTCATCTTGTCTATCTCTCCATGCTTGATCACGTTCAGGGTGTACAAACCAAGGCAATTTAATAGGTAAAAAATCATTTTCACCATTTTCAGCTCTAACCCATGTTTGGTGAAACCAGTTACCGGTACCATAAGGAGTAGATAAAGCAATACACCCACCACCAGTGGCAAGTGTTTGTTGAGCTGAGGCCCAAATCTCACCAATATTTTCAATAAAAGCGGCCTCATCAATTAATAGAAGAGAAACGGCTTCCGATCTACCAGCATCACTTGAGGCTGATGTTGCTTTGATTTGGGAACCATTATTTAACCTTAATGTTAATTTATTATCTTCGTCTGCAGGTATTTGAAGCCAAGAGGGTAAGTTATGATACATAAACTTAACCTTTGTAACCATGTTTTTAGCTGTTTCTTGTTTTGTCGCAATACAAAGTACGTTTTTATCTTGATGGAATAACATTAACCATAAAGAATAACCTGCACCTAAGGTTGAGATACCTAACTGGCGGGATTTTAATACTACGGAATATGGGTTATCTCTAAATAAAGTGAGTACCTTTTCTTGGAAAGGGTAAAGGTTGAATTGGATTCTACCTCGTTGTGGGTGTTGGATAAAGCAATACTTTTTCATAAAGTGTACAGGATCCTGTGCACATTTAAGATATTCTTGCCTAATTATCTGTTTTAAATCCTGATTAGCCATTATTTTCCAATTTTCCAGTACATACGGCCTGATATAACTGGTTGGAAATCTTGATTAATACCTATTCCAAAACCGTATGCTTGTTTATTTTTATTTCTGTATAACAATTCACCACCTAAGTAGTTAATTTGATTTGTTCGGCCTGATAATCCTAACCCCCAATAAAATTCTCGTTGGTTAAGATAAATTTTTTCTTTAATTGTAGTTCTAGGATAAGTAAAATTATATTTTAAATATCTTCCCACAATTTGATTTTGGGAAATTGTGTCTGTAATAGTGATGTCTAGGCTATCTAATACTTGCTTATCTTCATAAGTTTTAATAGCATAATAATCAGCTAAAATTGCTGCTGTGTCAATAGGCATTGTAATAGTATCAATGTCTATTTTTGTAACATATTTAATTTTAGGTACGTAAACCGGTACCTCTTTTTCAATAGTTACATACTCAACAATTGTGTCTCTTATAACTTGAGGCTCAGAAGGTTTAACATTACCCGAGCAACTTCTCATTAAAAGAATAACTATAACTAATACTACAATAAGTAGTGTTTGGATATTTTTAAAGAGCTCTTTCAAGTTTTTTCTTTTCAGCTGTTAAACTCTTCAGCTCATCTTTAATTTTTTCCTTTTTATCACCTTCAGCTTCTTTATAAGCTTTAGCTAGATCTTTCATCTTAGCTGTAAGTTTTTGAAGTTTAGATGCTGTAGTAGCTACTGAATCTTTTTTCTTAAGGTCTGCAGCTGTAGGTTCTTCGTCTTCGTCTTCAGCTAAAGGAGAGTCTTGAGAAGCTTTAGTAAGAGCATCCACTTTAGATTTAGTATTATCTAATTCCTTACCTAAATCTTGTTGGGCTTTAATATCAGCCGGATCTGCTTCAGATAGTTGTTTAGATAACTCGATAGTTTTTTCTAATTCTTTATTAAGATCTTGTTGTGTTTTAAGATCTTGTTCTCCTGCTTCGGATAATACAGAAATAATCTCTTCGCGAATATATGATTTAAATTCAGATTTTTTCATTTGGATATTTTTATTATAAATATGTCAAAGATCCATATAGTTTACCATTTGAAAAATTCTATCTTCAGTACTACCTTCTAAAGTATGTAGATTTTTAATTTTGTGTCTATATTTAGTAGATAGCAATTGAATAGTTTCATCAATCATGTCTCTATAATTAGCATTAGTTTCTCTAATACCATTATCTTCAATTTCTACTCCTTCAGGTGAAACATAGAAAATGTAATCATATTCATGGAGCATATTAGCAGCAAAGTCACAAAAATCTTGTGCCTCAAGATAATTCATTGATTTAGAACATTTTGCAAACGCCATTACATCAATAATAGTACGATCTGTAATAATATTATCTAGCATCAATTCGCTAGCTCGTTCTGCTAAAAATACTGCTTGACCTTTAACTGTTGAATCTGTGTTCAATGGAATGCCAAGTTCCATTAGATATTTAGAACGTTCTGTTCTAAAATTATAATCTTCAAAATATTTTAACTCTTGAAGAGCTTTAACAAGTGTAGTTTTTCCTACACTCATTGTTCCGCATAATCCTATTTTCATATTAAAATGGTAGTTTTGGTGGTTCTGATTGTGAATCCCCTGGTTTTACTCTGTAACTATCGTAATCAAAATGCTTTGTTGATACCTCAAATATAGTAGCTCCTTCTGAGAGAGCCAACATTTGGTGTGGTTGGCCTGGCATTAGGTGAATGCAATCGCCTTCACTAACTATTTGTTCATGTTCTGTAGCTGTTTCAGTATCAATCCATTTGTAAATAAATTGGCCTTTAGAAATATACCAAGCTTCATCTTTCAATAGATGAAAATGCATTGAAAATTGTTTGTTTTGTTTAAACACTAAAAGCTTACCACAATATAGATCATTGTTAATAATCCATAACTCATGACCCCAAGCTTTTTCATGTCGCTCACCTTGGTAAGGTTTAGCTTGAATAGTTAGTTCTCTCATATTAATGTCTTGCGTTCACTCCAGTTTGTTTATACCAAGGAAGACCCTCACGATTGCTTAAGGCTTCTTTGTATGATTCATGGTCATACTCAATACCATTAAGGTAATAAGCTTTACGATATTCTGATTCTTCTCCTTCAATTGGTGCAATTGCGGGACCATCCCAACTATGGAATTTCCAGTTTTCTTCACCTTTCATTCGAATTAAATGGATATGGGCACCTTTTGAACGAATTGTTTTATACTCGTATAATCTATCTTTTGCCATAATGTTTTTTATTAAAATTGAATATTATCTCCTTGTAAGTTATCCCATTCACAAATGTAATTACCTTTTTCTACTTTACAAAGTTTAGATAAAATATCTTTAGTAACATAAATTCCTTGTGCTCCTGAAACTGTAATACCTCGAGCTGATAGAGCATCACCTACAAAGTGAACATTTGGATAATTAGCTAATGCCAAATTAGAATAATCAACTAATGGTTCAGGTGATAGATACTTAACTTCAGGCACATAAACACCCCAATCATCACCGAGTGTTGGGAATACTTTTTTCATATCCTCAATAAAATCTTCAATATAATCATAGTAGCCCTGGAATGCTTCTTTTACAGTATCAAGTGAATCAATAGGTAAAGCAGCAATTCTTTCACCTTCACTTGTAACACCTACTTTACGAGATGGGCTATAATACAAACCAGCTTGAAGTTTTGGAGCAAAACGTCCTAAACGGCCTTGATCTGGGATAATTGCAGTATTTACTTTATCAACCAATTCACGTGACCAATCAAATG